CGATGCTGTTCGCTGAAGGGCTTCTGCAAGATACATAGGAGACTGGGCCAAGTTTTTAATTGAAACAGATTTGACCGAAACAACCGGAGTGTTTCTCATGCTTAGAACTATCGATGGTTGGATATAGTTCATCGTGTCGCCAGTTGTATCCAAGCTCGCGTCATAAAAAAATGATGTTGCGGGAACGCCCTGGAAGTAACTGGGGATTACATGCTGCTCCGTGAACTCATCTTCAAGTATTGGACGACGAAGGTACGCCTCCATCTCACTTTGCAAACCACCTAAAACGAGGTCGGCAGCATCCATCTGGCGCTGCGAAAATCGTATGTCCATATACGTCTGCAGTTCGCTGACTGAGACGAGCATCTCGTCGGGCATTACCTCTCCTAAGTGGTTCTGGCGAGGTTAAGGCGTCGTCTCTCTCTCAACAATGCTCTGCCTTCGCCACGCGGCGTTCTTCTGCCACCTCCACCAACGACGTCTGCAAGCCTGTTCAGGCCATAGCCGACAGCACGTCTCCACCACGCAGGACGCATCCCGCCTGGCTGTGCTCTTCTCCTGGTTGGGGAAGGAAGTTCGGTATCGACTGCATTGTTAGGAATAGGCATACAACCTCGCAAGTATTCACAGAAAGTCTACACCATTATAAATTACGTTTACCCCTAGCGGTCCTCGTTTGGCGGGCGCTCCAAAACCACCGAATCTGCCGCGCCAGCTGGCGCCTCAATTGGAATCCAGGCCGGAGAGTAAACATGCTCCTTTACTTTTCGCATTTTGATTAAGGAGCCATCAAGCATTAATTCGGATTCAGCCATATTCATATTGAACAAATCATCGATTTCCTCAATTGAATATTTTCTGCTTTGGTATATCTTCTTGACAATGGATGACATGTGCTTGGCCACGATGCTGCCCTTTGGGCGGTTTATGCGAATATGCATCACCATCGCGTCAATGTCATCAACATTGACAGCTACACACGGAACACCAGAAGAAAATGCTTTCGTCAGCTCCTTGGATGAAGATATTGCCAGCAGGCGGTGGTAGCCATCAATTACCAAACCAGAAGATTGCTGAACTACGAGCGGGGAAAGTAGTCCATAGTCGGATATTGAATCAGTCAATATTTTCAAATCAGGTTTAAGAACATGGGTGGCTCTCCATGGAGCAGGAGTCAACTGTGCCGGTTTAATCAGGTCTACTTTCATGGCTGTACCTGAACACGAACATTCGCATTAAGGGTTCGAAGCGCATCGATGCTAGTGCGCAAAGACAACAACTTTTCGCGCTTAGCTTTCACCAGCCCCTCTGCAAGTGCATAGTCGTCAAATAATTCAGCAGTCGTCCAAACTGCATACTGCTTCTTTTCTTCAACTGGACCTTTTCCTGTTAGGTATGCTTTTGCGTGACCATGTTTGTACGCTGACTCTTTTTTCGCCAGGTCAATGCATAGTGCCTCAAACGCCTCTGTTTCTTCTTCGAGCATGTCAGTTAATCGAAGCAATTCTTGCTCGATGTCTATTTGGCTAATCGGTTTGGTTCTCATTTAATAATCCCTCCAGAGGAGACCAATCTATCTTGCTTAGTGATGTAAGAGCGATTTCTGACCATTTAAACTTTGCTCTTCCAAGTTTTGCAAGAACCATCTCTTCAAGTACCCACGCATCGCACATATCGTCGGCGTGGCCGCCCTTCCAGATAATTCCAGTAATAGCTGATATTGATGAAATAACTTCTGATTTGCTCGCATTTCCTTTGCCTGTAGCAAACTTTGCCCTGCAGGTTGGCGGTATCTCGAGATAGGGAATTTCCATATTGAGTAAGAAAACCCGAACAACCCCACCAAGCTCGCCAATTGAGTGAGCCTGAGAATTTCTTGAAGCAAACGAATAGCCCTCAATTGCAACAATGTCAATTTTGTTATCAACAACTATATTTTCGACTTCTCTGCCTATTTTTCTAAGCCTTTCGGCACCGAATACATCAGTAGATATATATCCAGCTTCTCCGTTATGGCAGTATCCGGTCGATGTTAGGGATAGGTCGAGGCCGAGAACATTCATCCATGGAACTATAGCCAAAAAACAAAGACCCGCTGGCTCTAGCTAACCAGCGGGGATTACTCAAGGGCGCGGTGCCCAAGCCTACTTTGCGTGAAACCACTAGACTTTGGACCACCTGCCTTTCCTGGTGTAGAAACGGACCGGCTAGATGTTTTCAGATTACCATTACAAAAGTTGAGCTCAGGGTAAATGAATGATTATCTTTCCCACCCATGTCGTGCAAGGCCTAACTCAAAAGCAAGCTGCGGATAGCGACCAATTCTGTCATGACAACCTCTACACACTGCAAGCAAATTGTTTTCATCCAGAATTGAGCCGCCCTGCGAGCGTCTAATTATTTCGTGAATGTCTACGCTTTGTCGACGATTGTAAATGGCAAGGTCATCATGCTCTGCAAAAACTGGACATGCTTCGCACAGCGGGCGTTCAGCGAGAAGACGCGCGACCAATGGTCTGCGCATTCTGTATTCCGCTTCTTTCTTTTTTGAACGATATCGCATTAGTCAGATGCTATATCGTCGAACCCCCACTTATTGTCAAGCGCTTCCCAAAGAGCAATATCCAAATCTGTCTCTTCCATGTCCAGCTCTGCCATCATCTCCTTGTGCTTGCGAATCGCAGCCTCAAGAAACTGCGCACGTGATACAGCACTTTCGTCCTCCCCAAGGGAGACAACATGGTCAAGACGCTTGTCCACAAACATCTTGAATCGCTCAATTTTTGCGAGCCGGACATCATACGAAGCCATTGCTTCTGTGAGCAGTGAGATGCCCTCATTCCCAAACTCCGAGTATCGTTCAACATCTAATTCTCTGTCTGTTTTGATGTCTTGGATTTGGTCAGCAAGATTTCGCACAAGGGCAACCAGAGCCCGCTTCCAGCGTTCGCGGTTTTGCGGCAGCTCAAGGTATTGGCGCTGAGCATCTGAAACTCGATTTTTTACATCGTCTGCCACGAGACGAGCAAAAATCTCATCGTTCATTCGCTGGGTTCCAATATGAGCAGAGATGTGATTTGAAGTAGCAGAAATTGCATAATCCTGACGGAATGGCAGGCCAGTTGTGTTGTTCATGTGATACCAGTATCTCCTTCTTTGTATTTACGATTGTATTTTTTGCTTTCTCCAAATCCAACTCGGACGGAGAGTATTTTTTTCGTACACCATGTTTGATGTAAAGCAGTTCCAGCTCAAAGTTCTCCTTGCCGTGCAATTCACGCATCAGTAGCGCATAAAGACACAACTGAAAGAACTTATCCCCCGCATACTTATCTGCCGGAACTTTTCCTGTTTTGTAGTCGGAAATTGTCACCATGTTGTTCGCTTCGGTCCATCGGTCGATGTATCCCTTTATTAGGACACCATCAATCTTTCCGAAGACCTCAAACTCAACGCCGCTTGGGGTGACCGCAACTGGGTCCTCCAGGACGAAGATGTTTTCTACGCACCACCACGCACCCCACCGGAAATCGTTGATTGACTTCCATGTGAGTTGTGGAGCGCGCATACGCAAAAGCGGAGTGACAATATCCTCCCATCCGCCATTCACCCATGTTGCAGTGCAGCAAGACCGTAGAGAAGCAGTATTTCGCTCCTCTGGTGGAATCGTTGTATAGAACAGCTCCATTACATCGTGAACAAAATTTCCAAAAGTCGTGTGTGTTGTTGGCGGCTCTTTGATGCCGTCAACGCGCGACAGTTTGAATTTTTCAGGACACTGTATGTAGGTCTGAATCGAAGAAGCGGAAAGATGTTCTGGAAGTTTTGAGCCCTCTTCGATGCTTGTCACTTCGACTCGTTTTCAACCAATGTTGCGCCAAAATAAATTCGCGTCGCCTCGCCAATCAGAAACTCGACATCGCTTTGGGTGGCTGTTTCTTTTGTCGGGGTCGGCTTTCCTCCGGAAAAGGAAGACCATGACTCACGAAGTGTTTCTTTCTGCTCTTTGGTTAGTGCCTTGCTCAACGAGATGAACTGGTCCCACGGAGTTGGCTCGCTCTTGGGGGCGGCCTCTGCCTCAACCGTTGCCTCCATGACTTGCTCAATCTCTATTGCGTCATCAGTACGGGCGAGGTACAAGCCAACACCAAGCGTCTGAGCTGCTTTTTTCAGAGCGTCAGAGATTGCGCCCTTGAATTCATCCCCAAGGTCGACAATGCCACCCTGCTTGTTGCGCTTGATTTTCTGACCGCCGATTCCCTCGCGGGATACGTAGCCAATTCCGTCGCTGTAGTACCAGTCGATACGAACATGGGCAACGACGAAATCTGGGTCGATTGCATCACGTTCGCATTTAATGACCTGCATCGACCACTTGTCGACGCCGAGCACTTTGTTTAGTCGGTTGATTACTTCGCTGACGGGAATGTAGGTAAGCGAAGTACCACTCTTGGTGATTGTGCGCTCCACCTCTGGGTGAAACGGCTCTGTAAGTTGCTGGTAGGTGTTCGTCATGTTACTTGGCCTTTCGGACGATGATATTGGTTTTTGCTTCGCCAACCTCGCAGAAGTCATCTGCGCTGATGCCGATTTTTGATAGCTCTTTCACGCGCCAGTAAGAAACTGCCGCAAACTCAAACATTTTCACCATCATGTCCTGTGGGGTCATGACAATTTCGCCAGTATCCATATCGACAGCCATGTCGTTGATGCGACCAGCAACGTGTTTTGCAAGTTCGGAATGATTCCATGACTTGCGGTCGGCTCCAGATTTCTTTTCGACCTTGTGTCCGCCATCGAGATTGATTTCCGGAATTTCTCCCATCTTCTCAATCATGATTTTGCATGCTCCGTCGTAGACAACTGAGATATTTGCTTTCAGTGAATGTATGCCGATGATTCCATCAGCAAGCTTGTTGAGGTCTTCTCCAGACTCAGCAAGAGCAACAAAATCTTTTTCGAGGTCAATCAGCATGGAGCTGATGTTCGTCAGCTGTTCTTGCCAGCGCTCATAGGTTGACTGTTCAGTATTCATATCCCTCCTAGTTGTAAAGATAGGTTGTAGGTGTCAGATAATTATAGACACTGGTCGGCGCTGAGGCAACCCCAAACCGGCAAGATATGAAAATGCTCCGACGGCAGAGTCGACCTGGTCGTCGTGGTCACATGCTTCGGGGAATGAGGAGAATTCATCGAACCATTCGGTCAGCCATGGGGCCCGTACTACTCTCACATTCCCATTAGCTACTGCAGCCGCAAATGGACGAGACCTGGTTTCTTTATCCCCGGTAGAGCGGATTCCCTGAAAGTCATAGCCAGGAAGGACATACCTTGCATACTGGTCAATAAGGGCTTTCCCCGATGAGCCCGGTTCTTGTTCCATTCTGATGGACACAGAGTGACCGTCTTCATAAGCTGTTTGGGCTATTAGCTGTTCAACTTTTTCGTTTTTTACTCGCGCCCTCTTCACATCCAAAACGTAGGCAATCCCTTGGTCGAAAAGCATGAGCGTGCCCACCGTGTAGTCGGGGTCTGGGTTTGACGGGCCTGGCTCCGATGCGGCCAAGTCCCAAAATCTAACTGCTCTCGCGGAAGACAAAACCTGTGGGACTTCGTGGTGGTCAATAACAACAAAATTAGTTCTATCGAAAAGAGTTCCTAATGTCGTAGCCCACCAATCTCCCATTTCGAGTCGACGTCTTTCAATTGGGTCGAGTGCGGAAAGCGCCTGCCGATATGAATCTGCGTCGATTCCGGGGTTATCCGTGAGCTTGGATGGTACGAAAATCCTCCCCTGGTCCTGCCCCTCCACGATAAATCTTTGCCTAACCCAATTGGGTGCTGGGTTTGATGCCGCGCGCATGCGCAATGGAACCTCGGAAAGTGGACCTGTAGATGGTCTACGCAGACGAGAGAACAGATAACGGTAATCAGACTCCCTGATTTCGGTCACCTCGTCCATCCCAATGAATTGAAATTCCGAACCCTTATATCTAAGGTAGTCGTTTGTATTATTCAGGTACCCGAACGAAATGCGCGCCCCAGAAGGGAAAGTGGCAACATACGTATTGTTGTTCCAGTGGACCTCATCATAATTTGATATCCATGACCTAAATCTGTCCATGAGCGCTCCAGGTAGCGCCAAGTCCGCATATGTCTTTCTGAAAAGAATTGCCGAGTATCCAGGCACATCCACATACTGAAGGGCGGCCATGAGCAGTGCGGAAGACTTGCCGCCGCCCGCAGCTCCACCAAACAAGGCCTCAATCGAATAAGTTCGCAGGAATACGTTCTGCGTAATTGAAGCTTCTTCTGGGCAGTAAAGCGGTTGCTTTGGTTTTAGATACTCAAGTATCTTGTTCCAGTCGGTCATGCGTTCTCGTTTAAGTCATCTATTGGTACTAGTATTTAATCACATGTTCAGCACTTATCCGAATGAGGCTCAATGAAATTCCTACAATGGTTTACTCGGTCAAGAGCTGCCAATCTTCTAATCGCGTCATTTATAATTATGACAACGATAGGCGCTTTCATTTTTAGCATTCCGGCGGGCTTTGTGGTCGCTGGAGTCTGTTGTGGCGTTGTTGGTTACATCCTCGGACTGGAATAAACATAAAATATGGCTTGGAATTCCTCTAAAAACAAGTCGCTCGGGTCTTCTTCAGAAAAATCAGTTCTGGGACCGGGTGCCCCAGTTGCATTTAACTCCGGCACGACCGGAAAGCCATACCGCGACTCATGGGACATTGAGCGGGCTTACCGAGAGGGAATGCAGAAGGTCACTTGGGTTAATAGATGCATTGACGCAATCTCAGGAAACCAAGCAAGACTTCCGGTAATCCTTAGAAAAGACAATTCTCCGGATGGGAAAATTGTCACGGACAACAAAGATAACAAAATTCTTGATTTGCTTAATACAAAATCAAACATTGGCGAAAACTCATTCGTTTTTCGCTATAGGTTGTCTTCTCAACTTCTGCTTTCATCTCGTGGTGCATTCATCGAGAAAGTCCGCGGTCGAGATGGCGGAATAATTGGTTTGCACCTTCTTCCGCCGCAGCACACGTCTCCAATCCCGCATCCAAAAACTTTTGTTTCTGGTTTTGAAGTTGACATGCGCAATGGGACAAAAGTTATCCTAAAGCCACAGGACGTTGTTTGGATTAGGAAGCCACACCCACTCGACCCGTATCTCTCGCTCACCCCGCTTGAGTCTGCGGGAATAGCAGTTGAAATTGAAAACCTTTCAAAAATTTATAACCGTAACTTCTTGCTCAATGATGGACGGCCAGGTGGATTATTGGTTGTTCGCGGAGAAATAGATGACGACGATAAGGATGAGTTGCGTAGCAGATTTAGAGGAAATATAAATCGAGCTGGAGCAATAACGGTTGTGTCCTCTGATGAGGGTGTTGATTTTGTCGACACCGGTTCAAGTCCGCGCGATGCGAACTATATTCAAATGCGACAAATCACCAAGGAAGAAATTCTCGCATCGTTTGGTGTTCCCGAATCGGTTATTGGCAACGCTGCTGGGAGAACGTTCAGCAATGCGGCAGAAGAGCATCGCGTCTTCTGGAATGAAACGATGCTTCCGCACATGGAGCTTATTGGTCGCGGACTGGACGAACTTGACGACGAGTACTACATCGATTTTGATACATCGGAAGTTCCAATTCTTGTTCTTTATAAACAAGAACGCGAGCGCTACCTGCTTGATGAATTTCAAAATGGTCTAATTAGCGGAAACGAATACCGTAGGGGAACTGGCAGGAAACTAGTTGATTCTGATTTGATGCAGGCAATGCTTGCAAATCCAAATCTTACGCCAATCGGTTACACAGATAAAAAGTTTGACTCGACGCAACAGGCCCAAATGGCCGGAGCGCAACCCGGTGTTCCTGGTGTCGCGGCGGCAGGAATGGTTCCAACTCCAGGGGCCCCAGCGGAGGGTCAGGCACCTGGGGCGGAGCAGGCACAGCAGCCTCAGCAGCCTCAGCAGCCCGGAGCGCAAGAGCTCGCAGCTCAGATGGTTGATTTCAATACAAAACCAAACACCATGGCGGAGGCGCTTGCAGCCGAGCAGGGTCAACAGCCAGCTCAGCAACAGCAGCCAGTAATGGCATCGCCAACAGCTTTATCAGCATTTGGTTCAGACATGCAGTTCAAATCTGAAACAAAAGAAATTTCTGACTGGGACGCAAAAGCAGAAGAAAACGCAGACAGATGGGTAGAAATTCTCGACAGAAATATTGAGCGCCTATTTGAGCGTCAGCAACGAGTAGTTCTGGAAAAAGCAACCGGAGCAAAGTCCAAGAAGCTCATCGCAGCAAATACTCTCGATGTTGACAGCATCTTTGATGCAGAGGTTTGGGACAAACAGCTGGATGAAGATATTCGTCCAGTAATAGCTGGAATCACGTCAGATGCAGCAAGACTAATAACAGAGCAGACCGGCATGCCTGTTGATGTTGATGATGAAGAAGTCAAGGAAGTAACCGAAGCCCAAATTGAAAGAATGAAGAAAGTCAATCAGACGACAAAGGGCGAGATTGCGTCAGCAATACTTATTGCCATGGCACTTGCTGATGATGAGGACAAAGTGGGGATGCTCAAGGCAGCTCTAATGGCGATATTTATGAACCTTATATCCCAGCGACGAAGAATGATTGCCGAGCATGAAGGGCAAGCCGCATACAACGCTGGAGTGCATTTTGGCTCCAAGCAGGTCGGCGCAACCTCAAAAACATGGGTATCAAACAAGGACTCAAAAGTTCGCACAGAACACCGCCTGCTTGATGGGGACACAGTTGAGATGGGCGGAAATTTCAAAGTGGCTGGACAGGAAATACGTTTCCCTGGCGACCCACTTGCCCCAATTGGCCTGACGGCCAACTGTCGCTGCCGTCTGCGCTTCTCGATTTAGAACTTTACTAAAACTAGCTAATTCATTCGCCAGCTTCGGTGGTTTATTGTTTATTATTGTGAGTACCCTTCGTAGAAAGCGCTACCAATGAACGAGCAAGTCCAGGACTTTACTGAAACTCAGTACAAGGCAATACCAGGCCAAATAAGCACAAACGAGTCGCAGGGGATAGTCGAGTGTTTTGTTGCCGGCATTGGTAACAAGGACAGCGTTGGGGATATTTGTCTTCCTGGGTGCTTTAACGGTTCTCTAAAGAGACGCAAGCCGCGTGTTGTCTGGGGCCATAACTGGAATGAGCCAATTGGCAAGGTTCTCGAGATTTACGAAGTTGGACCAAACGACCCTCGCCTTCCAGCAAAAATGAAAGCCAATGGAATTGGTGGACTATTTGCAAAAGTGCAGTTCAACCTAAAGTCAGAACGGGGGAGAGAAGCATTTAGTAACGTTCAGTTCTTCGGCGAAGAACAAGAGTGGTCGATTGGTTACAAGACGCTGGATGCGGTTTTTGATACATCCAAGCAGGCAAACATGCTCAAGGAAGTTGAGCTATACGAAGTAAGCCCTGTTCTTCATGGTGCAAACCAACTCACTGGCACAATCTCGATTAAATCAGACAAGCCACTAAAAGACCCGAAGGGCGGTTTGACGGCTGCCGGTCGAGCACATTTCAACAGAACAGAAGGCGCAAACCTAAAGCCAGGAGTAAAGGGTCCGGCCAACACGCCAATGAAAATGCGCCGGAAGGGCTCGTTCCTTACCCGATTTTTTACAAACCCATCAGGACCAATGAAAGACGAGAAAGGCCGACCAACGCGCTTGGCACTTTCTGCTGCCGCATGGGGAGAACCGGTGCCAAAGAACATGGAGGATGCTGCGCGTCTTGCAGCAAAAGGCAGAAGACTCTTGGAGCGTTACGAAAATTCAAAGAAGTCTGACGACATTCAATCCGAAATTGATGAAAAGAATGTGCAAATTTACTCAATTTCAGACAATTCCCAAAATCCGATTATTGGCCGGATGGGCGGACTCGCCAAAGCGCTATCAAGCCACTTCGGCGGCGAGGTAGCGATAAGAGAGGCAGATACGAACGTAGTCGTATTTGACATTGTCAAAGACGGAAAATCAGAAACAATGAGAGCCAGCTACCACACTCCAAATGAGTCGGAGTTTATGTTTGGGGCAGCACAACCAGTTCGCGTTGAGACAATTTACCTTCCGCTTGATTCCGATGGAACCCCTTCTGGGGCACCAATTCCATCAAGCCCAAATATGATTTCTGAAAAACCGAAGACAGGATGTTCGTGTGGCGGCGCATGTGGAATGAAATCTTCGCCATTCCATACTTGGGAGGAATTTAAGAACGATACACCTGGCATACACATGTTCGTAAAAACAGCGAATATGGAGATGTATGAAGTAGCAAACGACATTGCCGATTATCACGGTTTTGATGTTGAACTACTCGAGGATGGTTTTGCTGTTGCGAATATTGACTGGTACGAAGATGATGCAAGAAAAGCTCTTCTGTCTGCAATTGACGCAATTGAGTCGAAGGCTTTTGGTCGCCTCGCTCGAACTCCTCGTTCAGCTGCGCGTCGCGGTAGGGCGATGGTCAAGCCATCCAAGTTTGACGGCGATGGGGATGGATTCCTCACTGGACCAGACGGAAGAGACAATATTCCAGCACCAAAAGTTCCACGTAAACCAAATGTCAATGCGCCAAGAATGATGCCCCCACGACGTGAACCTACAGAGGTTCCGGAGCGGGAACGTAGACCTTCAGTTGTCCCAAGAACGATTCCTCGTCCGCAGCCCGCCCCAGTGCCAACTCCAGCTCCGGCTCGTCCAAGAACACCAGCAAGGCCTGGTGCCCCAGGTGCCGTTTCTGGAAGAATGCGTGGCTCGGAAATACTCAATCAACTCGATGAGATTAATCGGAGCGGAATGGGCGCTTCTGCTCCTCCGCAACGAGCAATGCAGGCAGCGCTGCGAATGATTGCCGAGCGAAACAACATGAGCGAAGAGCAAGTTAGGAAGAGGCTCCGAAAGGCAATTGCCAGAAGACGCAGAATGCAGTCGATGAGGCGTATGGCCGGCATGAAGGCATCTTCGGCCGCCGTCTACATGTCGCTACCAGAAACGAGTGACATAGAGATTAAGAGCCTTGTTTCTTCGAGTGAAAATTTTGTTCTAATTCCGGTAGAGGCACCATTTATTGCCGAAGTCAAGCAATTCCTTGATGGTGTTGCTGAATTCCACGGCCTCAAAATAAAGGCCGTAGAGGACGGAATCCAGATTTTCAATACCGACACACTTGACGACTCGGCAATTGAGGCTGCTTCAAATGCTCTTCATTCAGCATTCCTTCAAGTTTCTGTTGAAGAGGCAGAAATATCTAAGGCCCTAGGAATTAAGTACAGCTGAAATGCAACCTATTGACAGAGCATTGGAAGG